CCAGAACGGTGCTTTGGCAAGCGGTTTGAGATGTTTAAACGTGCCCGCAAGGAAGCTGAAGGTCCCCCGAGGATCGGGCAGAGGGTTCATTTTGCACAGGAGGTCGCGTGAGTTTTTTAGATGAAATCAGCCCAAACGATTTGCAGCAACAGGTCCAACGGGGCCAGAAGCGGCTCTCATCCTTCAGGGCGGCGAGGATGCACTGCATCAAAGAGTATGTCGGTCAATACTACGACTCGACCTCCAGCCAAGTCGGTACAAGACCGCTCAACCTTATCTGGAATGCCATTCGCGTCCTGGTGCCTAATTTGGTTTTGGACTTCCCCAAGCATACGATCGAGACGCCCTACCTCGCGGTGCGACAGTATGCCAACCTTCTCGGACTTGCTCTGGATCAGCACGACAAGAAAATCAACATCCGCGACACGTATCGTCGGGTGATCGTGGACGCGATCTTTGCCCTTGGGATTATGAAAACGGGCCTCGCCCAGTCCGACAGCGTGTACGTGTTTGATGACCAGATGGGGCAGAACTCGGTGGACAATGGGACGGTGTACACCGAAGCAGTGGACTTTGATAACTGGGTGGTAGACCCAGCCAGTAAAGAGTTCATGTTTAAAGATGCGACCTGGATGGGTGATCGCATCACGATCCCGCGTCAGATGTTGCTTGATAGCGGACTTTACAATAACGACCTCGTGGAACGTCTCCCTCGGGCCGGCGATAAGACCAGCAACTCCCGTGCGTCCGATATTTCTATGAAGAATATTGAGCCGGAGGAGAACTATGATCTACAGGACGAGGTTGAAGTCTACGAGATTTGGGTCCCTTCGGCAAATGCGATTGTCACGGTTCCTGCGGCGAAGGAGGTTAAGTTTGATGATTACCTTCGGGTGGCGGACTATTACGGCGTCAAGGAAGGTCCATACACTCTCCTCTCGTTCTCTCCCCCAGTACCGGGAAATCCTCTCCCGGTGCCGATGGTTGGCATTTGGTATGACCTCCACGTATTGGCCAATCGAATGGCCAAAAAGATCGTGGAACAGGCAGAGCGGCAGAAGGACATTGTCACGTACAAACGGACCTCTGCTGATGATGCAGAGAGCATCAAAGATGCCGGGGATGGAGAAGCCGTCGCTCTGGATGACATTGACGGCGTGAAGACAATTAGTTTTGGTGGGCAGCAGAACAGCAACGAGAACCACCTCAATGCGTTAGAGCAGTGGTTCAACCAGATGGCGGCAAATCCGAACCAGGTGGGTGGGCAGAACATTGAGGCCAAGTCGGCCACTGCGGCGAACATCCTTCAAGCCAACAGCGGGATCGGTCTTGAAGATTGCAAGGACGCAGTGTACATCGCCGCCGCGTCAGAGGCGAGAAAGAGAGCCTGGTACTTCCATGAAGACCCTCTGATGAACGTCCCGCTGACTCAGCGTCAGTTGCAGCCTGGCGGCATTCAGATCGGCCCCTCTGGCGTGCCGTGGATGTCCCCGCCGACCATGCAGGAAGTTCAGGTGATTCTCACACCTGAGCAAAAGTCCGGTAACTACATCGATTTCGTGTTCTCGATTGAGCCGGAATCCATGGGTCGTATCGACAGCAAGGTGAGGTTGCAACAAGAGATTCAGTTGTGCCAAGTTGTGTTACCCGCTGTGATGGCGGCGGCACAGGTCGGGATGGCTCTCGGTATGCCCCTGAATGTTCAGGCCCTGCTCATAAGGATCGCTAAAGATATGGGGATATCTTGGATGTCAGAAATTCTGTACGACCCAGGTTTTCAGCAACAAATGCAGCAGCAGATGATGATGGGCATGGGAGCACAAGGGCAGAACGGGCCACAAAAAGGTCAGATTGCCGGCCAGCCGCAACAGCCCAACGGCAGTCTCATGGGAGGAATGCTTCAGAACGGGCAACCTGGGCAAGTCGCGGGAACTCCCCCCAACCAAATGCAGCAGCAAAATAGCGAAGCACAACAGGGTGCTCAAGAGAGCCAAAGGTTTATCGGTAGAGCGTTGAACGGAGCGTTGCGTCCCGCTTCCTCCCCTGGCACTCCTCAACTCCCATGACAGATACACACAAATGGCGAAAAGAAAACCCCGAGGCTGCCATGAAATTCTGTCCTCATTGTAAAACCTCGAAAGACGCGGCCTGCTTTGCGAAGGCACGGAATCTTCCCAGGGGTTTGAAGTCCTGGTGCAAAGAATGTAATAACCGGGCTAGCCGTGAGAGGCACACCCTCGACCCGAAGCGGTACCCCGCGAACGAACGGGCCTATCGACTGCGGAGACGGGATAAAATAAAAGAAATGCGTCAGGTGCGAGTCGATGCCGCGAAGGCCGTGGTTGACGCCGTGCGAGCGTCTGGTTGTTCGCGGTGTCCGGAAACTAACCCGGACTGTTTAGACTTTCACCATGTCCGGGGACAGAAAGTCGATAACGTGTGCCATATGGTGTCGAGTGGTTGTCCGATCTCGACGCTCACAGCGGAGGTCGCGAAGTGCGATATTCTCTGTGCCAATTGCCATCGGAAAGAAACCGCCCGTTTACGGCGTGAGAAAGAATGTGCAACATGATGATGGATGCTGACGATAAGTTTCAGGCAAAACAGGATGCGGATACGTTACAAGCCCATTCCGAAGTGACGAACGACCCTGCCCGACATGCCGCCGCTCATGCCGAGTTGCAAGACCGCCAGAAGCAGGGGGCCCAGGCCGTGAAGCAATCATCGAAGGCGATGCAGGCAAGAACGAAGAAGGGGCTGGGAAAAGCATTTCCATCTTCTGGTTCTACGCCGTTCGAGAAAAGTTCCGGCAACCAAAAGACGCCGTTCGACGCCGCGTCAGAAGGAAAATAATGCCGTTTAAAAGCGAGAGTCAGCGTCGGTGGATGCACGCCAACCAGCCGAAGATGGCGGCGGAGTGGGAGAAGGAAACTCCCAACGACTCTGTGTTGCCAAAGTATGTAAAGGGCAGCCCCGCCGCGAAGAAACGAACCGCGATCCACAAGGGCTTGCGGAGAGCATTCCCTAACCGATAGAGAGGTGTACCATTCCGATTTACGAGTACGTTTGCCGATCCTGTGGGCACGCAGACGATGAATACCAGTCGATGAGTGCCGAGCACCTGACGATCTGTCCTGAGTGCAAGCACGGGTCCTACGAGCGGCAGATATCCCGGTCCCATAGTGACATGATCGAGTTCCATACCCCCATTCATCTTCACAGCATCGGCTGTACCTCGGTGGAACAGATCAGGGAGATGCAGCGGGCAGGGGTGGAGATCAGCGACGACCCCCGTCATCCTGATTTTGGCACCCCGATTGCTCGAACCCGCAAGCAGAAGCTCACTGCTTTGCGAGTCGCAGGTTACGTCGAAAGAAAATAATTCCCCTTGACTTAGGTCCGATAATGTGGTACACTGTGGGGGTACAGTCCGTTCAAGAGAGAAGGACAGAACATGGCTGATGAAACATCTGAGTCGGCAGCTTCGGAGTCATCCGAACCTACCCCGGCTTCAGTGGAGACGACCGCTTCACCGTCTGGTGAAACCGGTGGTCTGAGCGAGACGCATTCTAAATTCGCGGCGGTGTTTAAGGACGCCACGGACGATGACACGGTGGAGGAAGCCTCTGCGGAGACTCCGGCCACCGAAGAGAAGCCTGCGGAAGCGAAAGAGGAATCGGCTGCCGGCGAGCAGCAGGCTGTAAAGCCTCCTACCCCCGCCGCCACCCCCGGTGCCCCAGTCATTCCTGCGGCGTACACCCGGAGCCTCAAGGCTTACGGATGGACGGACGAAGAGATCAAGGATGCCCACAAGGCAGACCCTGCTAACTTCCTCCGCACTGCTGCCAAGTTCCATGAGACTCGCAACGAAGAGACGCGGCGTCTCAGTGATCTTGGGCGGGTCGCAAAGACCCAGCAAGTTGAAACGCCCCCCGCATCGACGCCGAAGTTCGATGTGGAGGCCCTGAAGAAAACGTACGGCCCCAACGAGCCGATCATCAAGCAGATGGAACTGCTGAATGCCCGGCTGGAATCCCAGGATAATTGGGTCGCCCAATCGCGGGCTGCCCAAGCCAAGGCTGAGGCTGATACCTTGGGCCGGCAGATTGATGGTTTCTTCGGGAGCAAGGATTTAGCCGACTACGCAGAGGCGTACGGCAAGACTGCTACGGACATGAAGCCCGAGCAGATGACTGCACGACAGAAAGTGCTGGAGACTGCGGAACTGTTAATCCGTGGGGCCAAACAATCAGGCAAGGCAATGTCACTGGAAGACGCCCTGACCATGGCCCATGATTCCGTCTCCGGTCCCGTGAAAACCCAGGCCGTCCGCAAACAAATTGTGGAACAGGCCAAGACCCGCAACGCTGCCATCAGTCTCAAGCCCGGTACTCGGGCGACCCCCAAACCCGCCCCCGGCGACCGCAAGGTCCTGGAGACGACTGTGGGTAAGGGGCTGGCGTCAGTGTTCAAGGGCTAATAAAGAAACGAGTCTCCAATGCCGGTTGACCAAAGTGCTCTCTCTGACCTGATTGCAACCACTCTCCGCGATCTCCCCAAGGGGCAGTTCGAGGTAATGTGGGATTCTCAGAACTTCAAGTTCTGCCAGATTTACCAGGAAGACAAGCGGGCGATTGACGGCGGTACGTCGATCCAACGCAACGTGATCCTGGACCGCCACGGTCGTGCTCATTATCGCCGGCTGTACGACACCGACCAACCCACCGTCGATCAGAGCCAGTTCCAGATCAACGTCCCCTGGACGCAGATCGGCACCGACTATTCGTGGGACGTTCTCGAAATCATGCGGAACAAGAACAGCGTGAAGGGCTTCATCAACCTGATGGAGTCCCGCCGCGTCGAGCGTCTGTGGGACCTCGCGGAACTGATCGAGACTCGCGGCTGGGCAACCCCCGTCTCCGCGACCGATACGCTGTATCCGTTCGGCATCCCGTACTACCTCAACTTCCTGAACGCCGGCGTGACCGTTGGCGGGTTCTTCGGCCAGACCATTCGATATCAGAACGGTAGCACCGGCACTGTCTGTGCCGGCATCGATGCCGCGAGCGAGCCGAAGTGGAACAACTACGCCGACGTGTACAACCGCGTTGACAACAACCTCCTCCGTAAGCTGCGTGCGGCTGTTCGCACCACCCGGTTCAATCCGCCCTCCATGGTGGAGAAGCCCGGCAACGACAAGATCGGTACGAAGATCGAACTCTACGCCGCAAATGACGTGGTCACCGAACTCGAAGACCTGGGCGATAAGCGTGATGACGCCAGCACGCCCGGCGATCTCGCCGGCAAGATGCTCCACTCCTTTGATGGCGTGGTTCACTTCAACCGCATGCCCGTCGTCTACATCCCGCAACTGGACGGTTATACCGTCAGCACCGGGCCGGTGGCGGCGACCACGGTCGAGATCAACCCGATCTTCTGCGTGGACTGGTCGCGAATCCAGCCCATCGTGCAGGAAGGGTACTGGATGGAGGAAAGCAAGCCCATGGT